GAACTTCCTGCTGTCGCCGGTCAGCACACGGGTGAGGAGCGGGCTCAGCAGCAGCAGCAGCTGGCACATGATCAGGCGACGAGCCGGGAGAAATCCGCTGCTTCGAAGGCACCCCCGTCACACCAGCAGACCCCGCGCCGGAAATGATGAACCGCGGCAATCTGGTTCCGCAGGTGCAGGGAACCGTGCTGACCGGGAACATCAACATGGGGCAATACGCGACGCCACAATCGCCGCATCAGTCATCCATTCCCGATCAGACGACGCATTTCGGTCTGATCCTGATGATGGGCGCACCGTGGTCGGCGTTGTCCGCTAGTTTGCTTTTCCCGACCGATAGCAGCCTCATCACGATAGGCGTGCCATAGATGCCAAATATCCAAATATCCGATCGCAACGGCAATCCCGTTTCGATTGATTCCAACGGGGTTGGGGCGAACGTCGCCGCGACGCAGGTTATCGCGGATCAAAGCGGCAACAAGTTCACTCTGGCTCCCGGCCTCATTGCCCTTCCCGTCAGCACCGATCTGGTAAAGGCGGCCTACTGTTATGCGGGAACGGCTTTCGCTCCTGTCGCTACGCCGACCGACATCATCCAGATCCAGGGGTCTGGCACAAAGACGGTTCGCATCAAGAGGATCAAGCTGAGCGGCGGCGCTACGGCGGCGGGGAATATGCCGGCGCTGCTGTTTCGCCGGTCGGCAGCCGATAGCGGGTCCGCGGTTCTGACGCCGGTCACGGCCGGGAAACTCGATACGACCGATGCCAGTGCCACGGCTGTCGTCTCGACGATCGGAACTGCCAATGCGACATCGCTCGGTGCCCAGGTGGGTGGGCAGCTTCGCTCGGGGCGTGTTCAGATGCCGGCAATCGGCAGCGGCATCGGGGTTGCTGAGCTGGTCTGGGAGTTCGGCAGGGTAACAAAGTCATGTGTCCTGCGCGGCACCAGCGATTTCATCTGCATTAATCTGAACGGGGCGGCCATTCCATCCGGCGGCGTGATCGACTGGGAAGTTCTCACGGAGGAAGACGTATCGTGATGCGGCGCTTTCTTCTCGCGGTCGGAATGCTGTTGTGGGCCTCGGCGGCCTTCGCGCAAGGCTCAGTGCAGCAGCTAGGCCCGGTAGTGTCGGGTCACATCCCGATGTGGAACAGCAATGGCCGCATCATGGATGGCGGCGGTTCGCCGGGAGCGGGGCACCAGCCTGCCAATAATACGAATGCCGGCACGCTCCCAACGGGGATGGCGGTCGTTAATTCTGGTCTCGGCTATTGCGATTACAGCGCCTATGCGAGTGCGACCTATAATTCGTTGTGCTGGGGTTTCGATGGCAGCGGCAACGCGCTCCTCGATATCGAGGGTATTGGGGGCGGCACGCCTCCGACATTCTCGATCATTGTCAATGGCCAGCCTTGGCCCACCGGATCGACGCTCCCCGGCGCCGTCTCGACGCTCGCAACCATCAGGGTGCCGGGCACCAACGGGCTATGCACCGCCGACGACACCGCGACACTTGCCGGGGCGATCAGCAACGCTTACGCCGCGACACCGCCGGGGCGCGCCGCGGAGCTTTACCTCGGCAACGGCTGCTATCTGATCAGCGGCACCGGCACCGAAGTTTTCCTCTTTCCGCATCCGATCCACGTCTGGGGACCGGCGACATTCCAGATTGCATCGACCACGGGTGCGGCTACCGACATCTTCCGCCTGCGTCCGGTAACGATCGCCGATTCAACTCCTTATACCTTCGAGGGGTTCCAGGTGATGCCGCAGCCATTGGGCGGCGGAGGATCAGGGGTGGGTCTCGCCGGCAACAATGTCTTCGCGCTTGATGTCTCGGCATCGACCGGGTTGCAGATGGAGCAGCCGACGATTCGAGGGATCAAGGAGATTGTCGGCCAGAACGGCGTTACCGGCGGCGAGTTTATCAAGGCGCTGACCGCGGTCGGGCAGTCTAACGGGCAGATATTCCGCGGTATCTTCGCCGATAACCACATCTACCACTGCATCGATCTCGCGGCCAATGTCTCCGACAGCCAGCGGATCGTGCAGAATTTTATTACCGCCCCGACGCCCGGTGACAAAAACTGCGGCTTCAACGTCCAGCTTATCGACGGCGCCGGCAACACGGTCATTCAGCGCAACAATATCTCGGTCAACGGCGGCAACATCGTCTCGGGCGGCCTGAATACCGACATCTCCGCCAACGAGTTTGAGCAGCAATTCACCAGCACCGAGGCCAACAACGCGCTTCTCGATTTGCAAGCCTCGGCGCAGCCGCTCGATTCGGCCTGGGTCGAGCACAACCAGTTTCAGTCTGTCGTCGGCGTTATCGGGCATTCGACGATCCAGCTGACGGGGATCACCGCGATTTCGCCGGGGCAGGCGGTCAGCGGCACCGGCGTACCGGGCGCCTGCACCGTCCTGGCAGTCTCGACGCTGCCGCAAAAATGGGTCGAGTTGTCCTGCTATCAGACGGCTCAGATCGTCTCTGGGGCGACGCTGACGATTGGGGGCACCGGGTTCACCGTCGCTCAAACCGCGGGCCAGGCGAGCGGCGCCAACATCGGCGACGCCATCGCGATCCGCAACACCGCGAACGGCGCCTCGCTCGGCCCCAATCGCTTCGGCGCCACGATGGCGTCGCCCATGATGCTCAACGTGGCGGGTGCGACAGGGTGCACGATCCAAACAGGAAACTTCTTCGCCAGCGCCACCCCGGTCGTGTTTTCGGACCCAGGCGGCGGCTGCGTTAACCTGACCTCGGTCGGCCAGGCGGTAGCTTACACTCCGACTCTCAGCTGCAGCACGGGCACGCTGACAACTTCGTCTTCCGAAGGTCTTTATTCCCGCATCGGCCCTCTGACCTGGGTCACTGTCACCGCGACAATCACCAACCACGGCACCTGCGACGGATCACTTTACGCGACACTCCCCGCGGGGATCGTGTCAGGCGGGCAGAACAGTTTTGTCGGGGGCCGCGAGGTCAGTGCTACGAACAAGGCAATCTCTGGACTACTGACGGCCGGATCAAACACCACCATTGGAATGCTCTACGCGGATGGCACTTCTATCGCCGGCGATGGCGTCACCGCGCAAGCCTCCGGCTGGCTGCTGACGAGCCAGTAGGACTCTTAATACGCCCGCGGTCCCACCCTTCGCTCCGGTCGCTATTCAGCAAGGAACCCTATGGTAACGTCAGCGGATGTGGTTAACAGGGCATTGGAGGTCGCCGCGCGCAATGTGCAGGTCACCGGCACCAACCCGACCTTTGACGGGACACCGGCCGGCAACGCTGCTGGTGTGCTCTACACCCCGGCCGTCAACCTGGTCATGCGCCAACTCGACCCTGCATTTGCGCGCCGCACCCTCACCCTTACTCCGGTGGCCGGCACGATCCCACCGCCGTGGACGCATGAATACACCTATCCGACTGACTGCCTGCGGCTGCGCGGCCTCGCGCCGGCATCGCCGGTCGCCAACGACCCAACGCCGATACGCGGACAGGTCGCCTTCGACAACGGCCTCGCCGTCAAGGTCATTGTCTGCAACATCGCCGCAGCGGTCGCGAAATACACGAGTTCCGGCCCCACCGAGACGCAATGGGATTGGGCGTTCGCCGACGCGGTCGCCAAGCGACTGGCAAACCCGTTGTCGATGGCGCTCGCCGGGCGGCCCGACTTCGCACGCGAACTTTTACAAGAAGCGGAACAGGCTGCTGCCGCAGCTGATCTCATAGATGAAGTTTAGAGGCGGCTGCCGTGGAGCAGCCGATCGCGGCCTTCCCGCCCTCGCCAAAATTCGGCCCCCCTTCCACGGTCGCCTCGTCGAATATACGGCTTAAATCGGAGCAACGCAAATGGCTGTGGGCTATCAAGCCCCCGAAGACATCGTAAACGCGGCATTGCGCGCTATCGGCTATAGCCGCCCGGTTGGCGAAATTTACGAAGGCAGCCGCGCTTCGCGTGTCGCGGTTGAGGTTTATGGCCCGGCGCGTGACGGCCTCCTGCAATCGCATGATTGGGATTTTGCGCTGCGTGAGGCGACGCTGGTCGCCGTGATGGGCGGTACCAAGATCCTCGGCTTCACCCAGGAATACGCCTACCCCGCCACCGCGCTGCGCATCTGCGCGGTGCACGCGGCGATCCCCGCGCCCAATTTCGACCCGCGGCCGGCGCGGTTCAAAACCGGTAACGACTCCTCGCTCTCCACGCCGGCCAAGGTCATCTTCGCCAACATCACGCCAGCGTTCGCCGTCTACATCGCCCAGATCACCGATCCGCTCACATGGAACGCTGCCTTTACCCAGGCTTTCGTCAACGTGCTTGCGTGCATCTTCGCCTTCGCCCTCCGTGACGACATCAATCTCGCGCGCACCCGCACGGCAATCGCCGAACAGACGACGCTGGAGGCGGTCAACATCGGCGACGCAATGGGACCCATGATTCCCGAGCTGATGGCGCGCGGCGCCGCTGCGGCGAACAGGCAGCAGTAAGTGGCGAATTCGGTAGAAGACCTGTGCAACCAGGCGCTTGTCGAGATCGGCTATCCTGAGATCATCGCCTCGATTCACGAAGGCACGCCCGCGGCGATTGCGGCGCTCGAAGTCTATAGTCAGACCCGTGATGAGTTGCTCGATGCACATGACTGGCCCTTCGCTCGCCGAACGCTGAGTCTCGAACTGCTGAAGGGACCGCCGCCAGCAGGGGGATATAATCCCCTTCAGCCGTGGAGCGCGGCAATCTATCCGATGCCGGGGTTTCTCTATGAGTACCTCTACCCTGACGATTGCTTGAACTTGGGAGCCATTATCCCGCCGCCGGGGCCGATGTTCGATCTTGCTCCGACCGCTGCCGTCTGGCGGGTCGATAACGACAACAGCTACACGCCGTCAAAAAAGGTCATTCTGACAAACGTCAAGAGTGCGCTCGGGGTTTATGTCGCCTCGATCACCGACCCCGGCCTTTGGGAGCCAGGCTTTACGAAAGCCTATATCGAGGCGCTGAAGCCGAAATTAGCACTGGCACTCCAGCAGCCGCTCGATAATGAGAAAGAAGCTCTTACCGAGGCGGTACGTTCCGAGGCTCTGGCCGACCGGCGCAGGGGGTAGCATCGATGATGTTGCCGGCCGATATCGTCAACAGGTCGCTGAATGCTCTTGGCATCGATATGTCGATCGGTGCCTTCAGCGATGGCACGCGAGAGAGCGAGGCGGCTCGCCGCATCTATCTCGATACGCTTCGCCAGCTGCTCCGCGGCGCGAACTGGAATTTCGCCCGCAAGATGGCCGGGCTGCAATTGCTGGGCGATTCCAGCGGCCAAACGCTCGACCCGATCGGTGTCCCGATCTCAACCAACGTAGAGCCACCCTGGCTCTATGCCTACGCGTGGCCCACCGATGGCGTGAAGGCCCGCTGGCTGCCCTGGAATATGATCCCGCCGGGGACAGCCGTGCCGCCGATGACCAACATAGCCGCTGCCGCGAACGGGCAGATGGGGCTTCAGCCGGCGCGCTTCCTCGTCTCCTCCTCAGATCAATTCCCGTCGATTGTTGGGCAAACGGATTGGGATAATCTCCCCGACCCGGTGGAAGGGGCCGGCCTCATCAACCGTCGCATCGTTCTGACCAACGTGCCGAATGCGATGTTGGTCTATACGAAACTCACCCTCGAGATCGAGGAATGGGATTCGCTGTTCACCGAAGCGATGGTGGCACTGCTCGCCTCACGTCTTGCGATGATCGTGATCGATGACAAGAAGCTCGCAATCACCGAGCGAGCGCAGCAGATCGCCATCGCCAAGGAATCTATCGCCATAGCGCGCACCGCAAATGCGAACGATGCCGGGTTCCCGCAGAGCGTCAATCACGAAGCCGTCTGGATCAAGGCACGCGTGGGCGGAACTCGGCGCTGGGGCGGAGCTTGGGATCAGGGGGGATTCCCCGGCTACTTTTACCAAGGATGGGATAGCGTCGGATTTGCTGACGGTAGTGTGTACTAGGTGGCTGTCCCTTTTATTCATACCGCCTTCACGCGTGGCGAAATAGCGCCGGGACTCTGGGGACATGTAGATTGGGCGGGTTGGGGTTCGGCAGCTACAACGCTGAGAAACCTCTATGTGGGATATCGAGGCGGCGCATATTCCCGTGCGGGAACTGCATTTGTAGGGCGGTCAAAGCAAAATCCGGCATCAGGACAAGCCCCGCCCCGTCTCGTCTCATTTGAATTTTCGACAACACAGACAATGGTTCTGGAATTTGGAGATTATTATATCCGGTTCATTAATCGTGGAGCATTCGTAACAGAAGATCCTATTGCCATTACGGGGGCAACACAAGCAAATCCCTGTCAGATTACAGCAGCCAACACCTATACTAATGGCGATTGGGTCGCTATTTCTGGCGTCGGCGGGATGACGCGGCTCAATGGCAACACCTATGTTGTTGCTAATGCGACAGGGGCGGATTTTACGCTTCAGGACGCTGACGGCAACAACATACTAGTGGCGGATCGGCGGCCAGGCTTTACGAAGTCATCACTCCTTACACGGGCGCCAATGATCTGACGCTGCTGAAATTTGCCCAATCGGCAGACGTGATTTCGATCACGCACCCGCTTTATCCGCCTTACGACCTGAAGCGGTTCGGGCCAACCACTTGGTCTCTTGCGCCGACCTCATTCGATTCCAAGATCGCGGCGCCGGGCAATGCCTCGGCCGTTGCTACGACGCATCCTAGCGGCTCGACAACCCCACCGACGCTTCCGGCTGCTTATGCTTATGTCGTGACGGCGGTCGACCCGAAGACTGGTGAGGAAAGCGTAGCGTCAAATGTCGCGAACGTGACTGATTCGGTCGATATCGCGGCCACGGCGGGGTCTATCATCGTCAATTGGGATACGGTCGCGGGCGTCGGTCATTACAACCTTTACAAGGCCCCAGCCTCATATAACACCGGTAATTCGACGAACGCGCAGCCGGTCCCTGTCGGTGCGCAATTCGGGTTTATGGGGTTCTCGTACGGCAATCAGTTTGTTGATTCCAACATTTTCCCCGACACGTCCCGCGCTCCTCCCAAGCATCAAAACCCATTCGCGACCGGGCAAATTCTCAGCGTTACGATGGGCGCGAGCAGTGCGGATTGGACGGTTGCAGCACCTGTAATCACTACGGCCACGGGAAGCGGGTTCATCGGCACCTGCGTCATCATAAATAATACAATAGTCGCTGTGATTGTAGACAATGCGGGTGAGAATTACCGAGATACGGATACTATAAGCTTCACAGGGGACGGCTCCGCCGCGAGTGCTACACTTGACGTTGGGCCGCAAGCTGGCACATATCCTGGCGTTGTCTCATATTTCCAGCAGCGCCGCATCTATGCGTCTACGCAAAATAACCCCGTAACCTATTGGGCATCGCAGCCGGGCGCGTTCACCAATTTCGACACATCGATCCCGGTCATTGATTCAGACAGCATCACGGCCACGGTGGCCTCCGAGCAGGTTAACGGTATTCAGTGGATGATCCCGATGCCGCTTGGCCTCGTTACCTTTACCGGCGCAGGCATCTGGCAGATTTCGGCGCAAGCCAGCAGCCTCGCGGGTGGTGTGACATCGCTGACCCCGACAAGCGAAGTGGCAATCCCGCAGAGTTCTATCGGGTCAAGCGCCACCGTGCCGCCGGTGCGGATTAATTGGGACATTCTCTATTTACAGGCGCATGGCTTCACGGTACGCGACCTTAGTTACCAGCTATTTTTTAACATCTACACGGGCATCGATATTTCGTGGCAGTCTTCACATTTGCTGATCGGGCACAAGATTGTTTATTGGGCGTGGTCGGAAGAACCATATCGGATACTTTGGTGTGTTCGTGATGATGGCATACTGCTTAGTCTTACCTACCTCAAGGAACAAGAGGTTATGGGGTGGGCACGGCATGATACCTACGGGCAGGTGAAGACGGTCTGCACGGTTAGCGAGCCGCCGATAGATGCGGTGTATCTGGCGGTGCAGCGCGCCACTGCGGGCGGCAAAACGGCCTATTTCGTCGAACGCATGGATGATCGTATATGGAATGGCGTTGAAGACGCGTGGTGCGTCGATTGTGGCCTGACTTTGGCCCAGCCAACTCCTGCCGCTTTTATATTTTTCTCTGGGGGCACGGGCGTCGTTACCGCGATTTCCGATCCAGGAATTTTTGTTTCGGGGGATGTCGGCAGCGTCATCCGCGCCAATGGCGGGATTGCTAAAATTACCGCGTACACGAGCGCCACACAGGTAACCGTGCAGTGGGTTTATCCGCCGCAGGTTACGCCGGATGCGCCGCCGGCCGTGGTGTCATTTGTGGCAAAGCCAAGCGAATGGACGATGACAGCTCCCGTGACCAGGATAACCGGGCTAGATCATCTGATCGGGCAGGTTGTGACAGGGCTCGCCGATGGCTTCCCAATAGCGCCGCAGGTGGTGGCTAGCGATGGGTCTATCGCGCTCGGTGTGCCGGCGAGCAGCATCGTGGTCGGTTTGGGGTTCACGGCACAATTGCAGACGGATTACCTCGAGACGGGGCAGCCAACTATTCAGGGCCGCCGGAAGGTGATTTCTGCTGTCACGGCGCGCGTGGAGGCATCTTGCCGTTACCAGGTGGGCGCCAATCAAGCCGACGCGTCGGCACAAGCCGTCCCGCCAACTATATCGCCTTGGGGTACCCTGACGCTGATCAAGGATCAAAGTGTTCCATACACCTCGCCAGGGGGAGCGACTATAAAGCCATTGTTTACCGGCGATGAGCGCATCGTCATTCCGGGAGATTGGAACACGCCGGGGCAGGTTGCCGTGCAGCAGGTTCTGCCCCTTCCATTAAATGTTTTGGCGACAATTCCGGAGGTCCTGCCCGGTGACATCCCGGAGATGGGTTTGTCTGAGCGTCCGCAGCGCGGGCAGCAGCAACGGTCGGCCCCGCAATGATCTACGAAATCCTGCCATGCCGAGTTGCGCACATCCGCGAACTCGCTCGAACGATGCGCTCAGAGGATCGCGAGGAAATCGAGTTGGTTGGGCTATCGCCGCGGCACCTGCTGCATGATTTATGGCGGTCCTCGCTCGACCCGAAGGCTGCGTTGATCGAGGGCGAGGTGGCGGCAGTGTGGGGCGACAATGCGCCTATGCTGGCGCGGCAGGGCAGCATGTGGCTGTTCACCGCGCCGATCATCGCTCGGCTGCCGCTAGCCTATTTCCGAGAGGCACGGCGGGATATACGCGAGCGACTACAGGCGCGCGAGGTGCTTCATGCGCATGTCGCTTGTACCTACGAGCGGTCGCTGCGGTTCTTTGAGATGCTGGGGTTCACGGTCGGGGAGCCGATCGAGAATGCGCTGTTCCGCGAGATCAGGATCGAGAGAGAGCAACCGCTGGAGATCCGCGAGATAGACGTGTCCGCTTTCCGCACCTATTTGCCCAATCAGGCGCCCGGATGGTTGAGCGACGAGGGATTTGGCTTTGTCGCCAACAGGGGGAGTCGAACGATCGCTATGGGGATGATTGCACAGGATATGAAGGGGTTGTGGTGGTCGTGGACTTATACGGCTGAGCAAAATCCTCCTGTTGTGCTGCATCGCCGCGCCCTGCTTTCTATCACAAGGGCCAAGAGTATGGGCATCGAGCGCCTCCATGCGTTTTGCGATGAACAAGAGGGAGCAGCCAAATGGCTGACGCGGTTAGGGTTTCGCCCTGACAAAGAAATGTCTCATCCTACCGGTGCGATGAAAATGGCCTGGGTATGCGACCTCTCGAATTGATCTCGCAGAAGTGGCTCGAATATGAGCCGCCCAGCACATGCCATGACTTTGGCATCGGTGAGATAGCCGCAGCGGCTAGTTTAGCCGGTACGGCAGTTTCCGCTATTGGCTCGCTGTCGAGCGGGAATGCCGCCGCTGCGCAAGCCAATTATCAGGCACAGGTCGCGGCCAACAATGCCATTACCGCCCAGCAGAATGCTGCCTATGCCACTCAGGCAGGCGAGGTCAAGGCTTCCGACCAGGCGATGCGAAACCGCGCTCAAGCCGGCGCTACTCGAGCGGCGTTGGCTGCCTCGGGGCTAGATGTCAATACTGGCTCGCCGGAAGAAGTGCAGCGAACGCAATCCGAATTGGGCCAGACAGATGTAGAGCGCGTGCGGCAGCAGGCATCGCTACAGGCATACGGCTACCGTACGCAAGCGACCAGTTTCCAGGCGGAATCCGGCCTGGACAAGGCTATGGCTAGCTTTGACAAGACAGGAGCCTTGTTCAAGGCGGGCGGCACCCTTCTGTCGGGAGGGGCAAATCTGTTCGGAACAAAATTTGCCGGGTCGGATACAACGGGCGGGACTGGCTCCTCGATTACCGATTCCCCATACTTTTATGGGTCGTCCTAAGTGGCGCATATCCTCACGATTCCTGCTGCTTTATCGCCCGCACCAACCGTCTCGCCAGCGAGTGAGCCGCCGCGTGATTACCAGAACATCCAGACTAGCCCGCGCCAGTTCGGCGCCCAGGTTGGTCAGGGTGAGGAGGAGTTCGGTACACACCTCTTGGCGGCGGGGAAGATTTTTGGCCAGATCGCAGCGGATCAGGCGACGAATAATTACGAGACCGAGACAACGAAAACACTGTTTGGCGATCCAGACACGCCAGGTGATCAGGGGTTCTATGGATTGCACGGGCAGGACGCGATGGACGCGATGCCTGCCGTGCGGCAGAAATTGCTGAATTTGCGGCAACAGATCGCCGGGTCGTTGACTACCTCTGATCAGCAATTGCTTTTTGATCAGCAGACGCGCCGTCAGCACTTCATGCTTTTAGGAGAAATTGGGCGGCACTACGACCAAGAATCACAGAAATGGGGCAGCAAAGTTAATGACGACGCGTTTGCTAACGCGATACAGGGAATATCATCCAGGCCGGATGACGATCAGAATTTCGATGACCGGACAGGCGACGCGATCCGAGCGAAGATAAGAAACCTGTATTTGAGCGGTCAGGCTTCTAATCCTGATTCCCTGGAGCATGCGCAAACCACCGCCCGGCAGACGGCTGTTGTGGCCCGTGTAGAGGCTCTCCTGCCGACCAATTGGGGCAAAGCCAAGCAGTTTCTCGACGCCAATGCCGATATCATGAAGGGGCCGCTTTACGATTCGCTGAGCAGCAAGTTGCGTGCGCGCTCGACGGCGGCACTGGGGAATCAACTGGCGAACGAAGCGCAGAATGATAATTTATCGGTCGGGGGCGCTATATCTGGGGCAGTTTCCGATCCACGCGGCATGGTTCCGCTGATCCGCTCCACGGCCATTAAATATGGGCACGACCCTGATACGGCTGTGAAAGTGGCGCGGTCCGAAGGATTGGGCACCTTTCTGGGGGACGGCGGAACGTCTGGCGGGGCCTTCCAACTTCATGTCGGCGGCGGGTTAGGTGATGAATTTCAGCGTGATACTGGGCTGAATCCGCTCGATCCAAAAAATGAGCCCGCCACGATTGATTATGCCATGAGCCGGCTTGGCGAGACTGGATGGGGACCATATCACGGCGCCGCGCGTGTCGGCATCGGTAATAGGCATGGGATAGGCGTCAGTCCCGCGAAGCAAGACCAGATGACCGGCCAGCCGTCTCCGCCAGCAGGCGTGCAGCCAGCGGCCAATGCCGCATTGCCTCCCGGCAATCCAGCTCCTGGTGTCGAGCAGATTGCTGCGGCGCAGCAAGAGAACGCGATGGGCCTTGCTCGAGCGCTCGCCAACCTATCGACCGATCCTCGATCCGCCGAAAACCCGGAAGCAATGAAAGCGGCAGAGGGCGTTCTTCGTTCAAAATATGCGGTCAGGGAGCTGACGCTAACCGGCCAGATGAAGGCCGTGACCGAGCAGCGCAATCTCGCGCTCGACGAATATGTGAAGGAACTAGCACCTGGAGCGCCGATCACGCCTGATCTTATCAATCGGGTGACGAACGATGGGCGTCTCGACGCTACGAGCCGGGAGAACATCTACCGTCTGATCAACGAGCATGCGAAGAAGTCGATCGACGGCGACATCGCCAAGTACGGCAGCGGGTTCTTCGATGCCTACCGTCGCGTGATCGCGGCAGATAACGACCCCAACAAGATCCGCGATCCATCGCAAGTGCTGGGGCTGGCGGTCCCGAAGGCCGATGGCACGCAGGATGTGACGATTGCCGGTGTCGACAAGTTGAACGCCGAGCTTCGGGCGCGGCAAAGTCCCGAGAAGGTCGGAGAGACGAAGATACGTGAAGGCGCCCTGGCCTACTCTCATAAGAAACTGACTGTCGAAATGGACATGGGGTTTGGTCAGAAGTGGCGCTATCCCGCTGGTGAGACCGCGTTCAATACGGGCTTCCTGCCGGCCTTTTTTAAATATTGGGACGATGGCGTGCAGGCAGGGAAATCGTTTCAGGAATTGGCGAAGAAGGAGAACCTCGACGCGCTGATCGCACCGTTTGACCGGCCGGAAGCCGATAAGATGCGGGCACAACTGGGGGCGGCAGCACCGGGCGCGGCATCGTCGTCTGATCTTGAATCAAAGGACGGAATCATTGCGGCCTATCGCGCCGGGAAGATCACGCTTGAGGACGCTTCGAAACGACTGATCGATAAGGGATACGCTATAGCGCCTCCTCCTCCTCCGCCGCCTCCGCCAGCAAAACCAGAAGCGCCGTTGGCACAATAGATGTCTGAACTCCCTCCGCTTAATCAGGAGCGCATGCTGCCGACCGTGGACGACCTCCTTGGGCCGCCGCGCAAGCCGACTGTGGAAGAGTTGCTTGGCCCCCCGCCTGTCAACACCAACGAGGCGGCGTTGGGCGGCTTGAACATGGACGACTATTTCTCGCAAGGGTCGGCTGGCGCAATTCTTGATTCCTTCGGACAGGGTTTCAAGCAGGGGTGGGGAAGACAACGGCTTGGCGTGACGCAGGAGACCGAAGATTGGATGAGAAGTGCCGGCCTGTGGAACAATTACGAGGCTGGTGAGCGTCAAATTGTCAAGGCGTTGAACGAAGCGGCGATGCGGCCTGCGGCAACAGCGATCGATTTGGCTACACGTACGTTTCAAGGCGTCTATGGCGGCATCAGCGAGGTGGCTCCGCCGGTCGGTGCCGCGCTTGGGATAATGATGGAGGCGTTTCCGGCAGGGCATTTCACCGGTTTCCCTGCGGCGATCCCGCCGCGTCTCGCTACGGCGCGGTCTCTGCGCGTGATTGGCGAAGGCGAGGCCGGGTGGAAGGGTACGATCGAGGCCGCTCCAGATGCGGCAGCGGCTCAGGCTGAGGCCACAAGGGCGGCTTTGCCGGAAATTCAGGGGGCGCAAGAAGGAAGCATCGTGGTCCCCTCAGCGCCGGAAGCGCCGGGCGCTGGCGCGGGGTTGACGATGGAGGAGCCGGCTCCGCTGGATATTCATGCGATTGCACGGCGGCTGGCTCCGGACACGTTCCAGAAATATGACGCCCTGG